GTAGAATCTGGTGCGGAATGTGTGTATTTTTAAGTCTTTGACGAGTTTGGGGGTATAGAAAAAACACCACCCCCGGAAGAGTGGGGGTGGAGTGGGGGAGTATTCGCCGAGACCTGCGCTGACCTCTTGCGAATACTTACCGCATTACATAGTTGTTATTCACGAGAAGAGTACCGCCCTTGATAGACTTTGCTTTGAGGTTAGACGGAACTGTGAGACCGATTTTGAAATCCTCAATTTTCATACCTTTGTCAAGGAACACTTTTTCGTTGCCTGCCAACTTTGACGGGGTAGTGTTGGAGAGAGCCGACTGTATAAGTTCCTTGCACCTTGCACCCATACCTGCGCACTTGACATTGTAGTATGGATTTTCGATAGGTTCTTGATCCTCTTCTACTACGTGTTCGATGTAGGTTTTCTGTCTCACGAAAATCGCCTTATCCCAAGTAGCCTCTAACGCCCAACAAGAAAAGTTTTTCGGGTGTATCGTTATACCCGTTATCTCTGACGGTTCGCAAGCGCAATGGATAGAGTCGGTGTCTGCGTAAAGGAATGAGTCGTAGTTTGCCTGGGCGGCGGTTATGGTAAAGTTTCTCGCATAAGATGTAATGTATGAACCTATGGGAATATACCACGCCTTATTCGGATCGGTGTCGGGAATGAGTGTATATTTCAAAACACCATTTTCGAGGTAAGGGCATTTCGTAGAGTTGTCTATTTTACTACTAAACTTACCATAGAGATTATTAAGAAACAACTTTGCCTGCTGACGTTTCGCACCTTTTGATGTCTTTTTCTGCTCCGCCCACTTGTTGACATATTCTCCGAAAAGCAATTTACCACTCATAGTATAGAACCAACACCCGTCGAGAATCTCAAAATCAACAAGGTCGTAGTGACGTTTGAGTGTTTCAAAATCCATTTGTGTAAGAGTGAGAGTGACACGGGTGTCGAGTGTCTTACCGTCTGCGGTAGTCATTTGCTTGTAATACTTACCACGTAAGAGAACATCCGATGTTTCAAGCCACTCATTGCCAACATAGAATGGATTGCCTTTAATCTGAATAGTCGGGAGAAAACCCTCTTTGAGATAGAACCGAGTACGCACACGCACAAAGTAACAAGTTGACTCTCTCTGTGCTTCTTTCGGGATAAAGTTACCCGTCCAGAATGTAGGATCGCCAACGGGGTAGTCATTACCCTCTTGTATCATCATTGAGGGATAGAGAGAATTGACATCAGCGGTGCAACCCCGGTCATACACGATATTTGTAGTGCCTCTTTTATTATAACACCAACCGCCCTTGTAAGAGTGACGGATATAGTCGTCTGCGTTTTCAGAGCCATAAGTATCTGCGTCGAGTTTTACCTCATACATTGACTTAAACCACGCGTCAGCGTCGCATTTCATAATTGACTTTTTATACTGATCCTTGCAACAAGAACCGATTGTGAGTTTATCGAGACCGTCACGGAACATAATTTCGAGAGCCTCTTTCACGACCAGAACATCGTTTCGGATATACTTTTTCTCTTCATCCGTAATCAGACCATACGGCTGACGGTCTCCGACATATTCCATATCAAGTTTTTTATGCGGTGTCTGAAAATCCTTACCGATTGACCTTACGGAGAACGGCAAGAGTTTAAGTGAATCCTTGAAAGTGATTGTGTGAGAATTATTGAGTTTGACCTTGATAGTGTACCATTGACCTTTATCTGAAATGGTAGCCTTGAAAGAGTGCTTTGACATATACTTATCCTCGCGCCATTTGTGATCCCATTCATTGAGAGCCGGATCGAAGCCTGCTGTTAAGATGTAGTTGAGAAGAAAAGTACCGTCAAACTTTAAGTTATGGAAATATACTACAAGGTTAGAATATTCTGCCATTGAAAACAGCCTTGCAAAGAACGGCTCGATTGCATTGTCAATGTAAACATTTTCGTCTACATCAGTAGAATAACCGTCGTCCACCTGTACGAGAGCCGAAGCCCATACCTGCGTCTGATCCTGCTCACGATCTCCCGTGACAGTTGTCTCAAAATCTGCGACATAAATCTTTGTTGTTGCTCTCATAATAAGCACCACCTTTCCTTTATCTTACTTATGATTATACGCTTATTATGTGTCAATTAAGTGTCAAAAATCCCATATATCTTCAACATCTGTAATTTCCTGCCACTCTTCATCAGCGGAAACCATTTCATCCGCAACGTCTTTCAAGGCTTGATTTTTGAAATAATCAGCGAGTTCATAGAGAGATTGTGCCCAATTAACCGCCTCTTTTACTTGATCTGACTCATAGAATGTACGGACAAAAATCTCTGCGCTTGCTATTGAGCGGAAGGCTTCTATTTCCTCTTCTGACGCACCAGCAAGCAAGTCAGACCTTTTACTCTCGATAGCGTCCGTCAAGATAGAGTGACAAGCGGTTGCATATTTTTCGATAGGATAATCCAATATGTTTTCGCATAGTCTCAACAGATGATCAATAAGAAAATCAATCTCATTGAACGTCTCTGTCTCCGTCTCGGTCTGTGTCTCGAATATATCCAGAGTCGGAATGTTTACGGGTGTGGTCTCTGTCTGTGGGAGACTGATCTCGATCTTTTGCTTTTTCGGTCTATTCCAACGGGAACGGACTATTGCCTGCTTTCGTGTTATCTCTTGACCGTCAACGGTTTTCGTCATTCTCTCATTGATGTACTTTGACGTGTATGATTGCATTTTACGGATAGAGGCTTCTGTGATCCGCTTCGGTTTGTTTGGAAGAGATATTCCCGAAAATCCCTCTTTTTCTGCTTTCCTTATCCTTTGTCTGACTTTCGCTCTTTCCTTACTATACAAGCGATTAAGTCTCTGCTGTTTTGTCATAAGCGATCCCTCTTTTCTGATACATCAAGCGACATTCCTGCCGACATTATAGTTGTTGGTTTTATACCTGCGTGGGCTATTTTTAGTATAGCATCTGACGGTAAATCTGTCAAGGCTTCATACCACTCTGATTTGAAAAATCTCTCTGTCTCTTCTTTGTATCTTTTGGAAGAGTGGTCTTTGAGGGCTTGTAAGATAATCGCATTTGCTAAATCTTCGTATGGGTGTGTTGTTTTAGTCATAAGCCATACCCCCTTACTGTTATGTGTTTGAGAATCTTTTTGTATTTACAACAGTTTGTAAACAGTAGTGAACGGAAACGCTCTACGCACTTTTTGTTGACATAGATAGTTATGTTTCTGTACCTGCGCTTGATAGTTCCGTGTTGCATTTTCCTATCCAGATACATTACAGCACCCTCATACATATAGTCGATAGTCTCGGGGCAATAGTAAATTGTATCAGCGTTTGGTAAGAGTGCGATCCCGTTTACCTTTACGGGAACACCGTCAAACTTTGCTGTCTGCGGTATCACGCAAGTCGGTCTGCGAAAACAAGCGTCGTATGTTGCCATATACCATTGTTGATTATTCATTTTATTAAAGAAGAAAATGTTTTCTCGGTTATTGTAGGAAACGCCTTTAAGGTCGAAAAAGTCAATCACAGTATAAGAATCCTTTTCGTATGATCCGTCGTACCATAACTCTTTTGCTTTTGCACTACTCGCCTTATAGTCAGAGACCATAAGGCAAGCAAGTGTGCAAGCGATAAAGGCGATGATCCAGAGTGCCTTTTTCATAGTAACCACCTCAATCCGTATAGATGTGAATGTGTTTGTCTCGCTGTCCGACCTTTTTCTCTCTCATAATGATTGTGGTCGGTTCGTTCGTTGTTGCCACATAGTATTTGAGTCGGAAGCAATCCTTGACCGGAACATCCTCTAACTCAAAATACTTTTTAGCAAGCCAATCCGCAACGTCAATCAGTTCGCCCTCAACAAGTATCTCTCTCATTGCGATAGCGTCTGGGAAAAGCATACCACATATTGACGCTCTTTCAAGATTTGAGTGACCGCTCTTTTTAAGCCTTGCATTGAGTTTGCGGTAAGCCTCGACCTCACATCTGTAAAATGCGTAGGTGTCAGCGACAAGTTCCATTGCGTCAAGATCGAGTTCCTTATGAAAGATTTTCAGAATCTCTTTCAACTGTGTGGCGACCTTATCCATAATCCACATAGCCTCGATTTTGAAATCAACAGAGTGATCGTTTTTAACAGCCTCGAAAATTGCGTTTGCTTGTGTTTTGATAGTCATAATGTTACCCTCACTTTCTGCCTTACGGCGTGTGGTCTTTCGACCTTTTCCTTTGTTTCTGTCTTTAATTTTACAGGAAAAATGTGTCAAATGTGTGACATAATAAAACTTTTTTCAAAATATTTTTCCTGCTAATTAAAGTGTGGTAAAGTATCTCTGATTTGACAAAAGAAGAGGGGCGACAAGCACCCCTCTTATAACATCCCCATAAGAATAGCAATGCGGTTGGTGGTCGTTTAGACAGTTCCGCGCCTTTCACAGCGTACCCTCGGAATGTCTCATTACTTTCTAAATGGGGTAGTTACCTATATGATAGTAAAACAAAAGTTGCTCCCTTGCTTTCGAGATCAGCGAAACGGAAACCGCCTTGCTCGAAACGGAAACGTAGTTGCATAAGTTTAGCGTCTGTTGGTGTAAACAGTATTGTGTCAGATGTCATATCCGAAACCTCGCAAGCGTACTTTAACGGGTGTGTAAGGTCGGGCGACTTGTTGACATACAAGAACCCTTGCTCCGGCAGCCAACGAACCCCGTACCATTTTCCGTCTGACACAAACGAAAACAGATACTTACCCTTTGAGGGCATTTTCTTAATGAAAGTATTATTATCATTCAGATAGAACTTTTCGGAAGAGAACTTGTTATAAGCGGTATCTCCGAACGCTCTATTAAAAGCCGACTCTTTTTGTGCCTGGCTTGCTGTCTCATTGAACCCTTGCTCTAACACCCACCCCTCGCCTCGTAGGTAGTTGGTATTCTCTTGCAAGCGTCCAGATATGCGGAGTGCTGTGTAGTACGGATTAAGAAGAGAGACAAAGTTTGAAATCATAATCACGGGTAAATACTTGACCTGCTTCCCGTTACCTCTGGCAAGAGAGGTATGGATCGAATGAAACTTTTGTATCTCATTTGATGTGTATTGATTGCTTTCAGACTGAAACTCATCAAACAGCATAACACAAGCGTCTGACAAAAGATGTGAACACTTTTTGATGTTGTCAGCCTTATTAAGTGATAAAGCATAACCACACTCGACCTCTTCCTCTGAATCAACCTTATGTAAACGAAGAGACGCAAAGGTGTCTTTTTCTTGCATTTTCTGTGTCATAACATATTCGGGGAAAAAGAGGTTGCGAATATCCGAAAAGAACTTATCAGCAATATCCGTCAACTCATACGAATACCGATACAATAGGATAAACTTTTCTCCCCTTTTCAGAAAACCGTCAACAAGGTATTTTCCGAAAAAGGTTGTCTTTCCGGCGGATCGGTTCGATGTTGAAATGAAAATCTCTGGCTTTTCCTTATTTATATCCAAAAGATTTAAGAGTTTTGTACCGTCGTAATATTTTGCCATATTTACCACCAACCTTTCTACATTTATAGTATAACATACTTGACAGGGGGTTGTCAATATGATATACTATAAGAGTAGAATGATACAAGGGGGTATTTCTATGAGAACCTTTCAGCAGTTGTATAATGTAGCACAGGCTATTGACACATCAGCAACACCATATCCGACACAGAGAGTCCTTGACTTGCTGTCAGATACAAAAGGCGTGTGTGAGAGTCTGGATGATTTTAAGTATAAGGCAAACGCCTCTGACGTTTATGATACTATGGTATGTCGTGACCTTTGTGTGTCTGGACTTAACTCGGCAAGTAGTAGTGTAGCTATTGACGCTCGCTTTATGGCTGTCAAGGCTTGTCTGAAAACATACACGACATAAGGGGGGTATCTAAATGGAATATTGGATCACGGGCGCATTTATGATTTTTGCGTCAGCAGGATTTTGGAGTTTCATAACCCGTATTCTCGATAAACGGTCAGTAAAAACACAGGCAACGCTCGGTATATGTTACCTCGGTGTCAAGATGAGTTGCAAAATGCTACTCGCGAAAGGGTGGGCTACAACCGATGAGATCGAGGACGTGGAAAAATACCTTTATGAACCCTACAAGGCTATGGGTGGCAACGGTTCAGCAGAACGACTTATGAATAAGGTCAGAGAGTTACCCATATCCAAAGAGGGCGAAAATGTTGTTTACAAGGAAATGTCAAAGAATTGAGGTGTCTATGATGAGAGATTGGAAAAATTGGTTTAAGTGTGCAGGTATTCGCGCGGTAAAAACAATGGCTCAAACGGCTCTCGGTGTTATCGGAGCGTCAGCGATCATAAGCGATGTTGATTGGATCACGGTTCTTTCAGCGTCAGCACTCGCAGGAATTGTCTCTCTGATCACAAGTGTCGCAGGCTTGCCGGAAGAGGATATGCCACAGACTACTCGTGTAGTAAGAGACGACGATGATTTGATTTAAGGGGGCGATTATATGCTTTTCAATTTCAAGAGACTTGCAAAAGCAATCTCATTCCGTTCGATAGGCGGTAAAGGTGTAAAGCGTGACTTGAAATCAATCAAGTATATCGTTATTCATTACACCTCGGGAGTGTCCGACACGGCAAAGAATGAGTTGGACTATTTCGCAACGGGTAACCAGAGATCAGCAGGCGCACATTATTTCGTTGACAGAGACGGAAAATGTGGTAGGTCTGTTTATCTGAAATATACGGCTTGGTCTGTTGGTGGTAATAAATACCCCGACTGTTCAGCGACCGGGGGCGGTAAGTATTATGGAAAATGCACGAACGCCAACTCTGTATCAATCGAGTTGTGTGGAATTGCGAAAAGCCCTTGCACAGCCAAACAGATCGCAAAGACTAAAAAGTTGATCGCTTACATTCAGAAACATTGTCCGAACGCAAAGACGATCATAAGACATTTTGATGTAACGGGTAAGATTTGTCCTTCCCTTTACATAGATACGAGAAAATGGAACGCACTCAAAAAACAGATCACACCATAACGAAAGTGAGGTAGTAAAATGGCAAAGAGAAAAAAGCAGGAACTGATCGACGCTTTTTCCGCTATTGCAGGCGATAACAATAGCGATGAGGCAATCGGATTTCTGGAGGATTTATCAGACAGCGTAGACGATGATTTACAGTCTCGCTATGATGAGTTACAGGGCAAGTACGACGCTCTGGACGGCGAGTGGCGTGAGCGTTACATCGCAAGATTTAAGAACATCGCACCCGATCCCGATACATCAGAGGTAGTCGAGACAGTACAGCCCGACGATCCGACGGATGTTGACGACGCAGGAGAAAACGTAGAGGTGTCGTTTGACGACATCGTACTTTGAGAAAGAGAGGTAAAGAAAAATGGCTAACGGAACTAAAAACAATCCCGTTTCTACACCGCAGAATGTGGCTAACATTCTGAACTACATCAAGCAGAACGGTAGCACCTATTACAAGAATTATGTGCCGACAGCGTCCGTTGACGCAGATAACCTTAAAGTTATCGGTAACGTAATTATGGGAGACGCTACTCTTCGTAATGAGTTTGTATCGGCTCTCGTGAACCGTATCGGATTCGTAACCATTTCTTCAAAGATTTGGGAGAACCCGTGGGCTGTATTCAACAAAGGTCAGGTTGAGTATGGTCAGACTACGGAAGAGATTTTCGTAAACATTGCCAAACCGTTTGAGTATGACGCAGAGGTTGGAGTTGACAATCAGTATAAGCGTCAGATTCCGGACGTGCGTAGTGCTATGCACATTATGAATTGGCAAAAGTTTTTCAAGGTAACCATACAGGAAAAAGACCTCAAACGTGCTTTTCTCGGTTGGGATGGCGTACAGGATTTGATCGGTAAGATTATCGAGTCTATGAACACAGGTCTGAACTATGCGGTTTACCAGACAATGAAATATATGCTCGCTCGTGTCCTTTTGCAGGGGCAGGGTAACGCAACAGAGGTTGCAGAGGTTACTACGGCGAATATGCCCGAGATCGTGGCAAAGGTTCGTGAGATTTCAAACAACTGGACTATTCTTAACAACAAGAACAACGTCGCAGGTGTTATGAACCACACACCGAAAGATGATCAGTATCTTATCATCACAAACGCCTTTGACGCGAAAATGGACGTTGAGGTTCTGGCTTCGGCTTTCAATATGGATAAGACGGAGTTTTTCGGACATCGTATTCTTGTTGACGGATTCGGAGAGATCGACGACGACTTTATGCTTGACCTTTTCACAAAGGCAGACGGAACAGTCGATCCGACCTACATTCCGCTCACAGCAGATGAGAAAACCGCTCTGAACACGATTCCGGCTCTTCTGATCGACGGTACGTTTATGCAGATTTATATGAACTTGCACGAAATGACCGAAAAGTTTAACGGCGAGTCTATCTATTGGAACTATTGGTTGCACGAGTGGATGACATTCTCTGTCAGCCCGTTTGCACAGCGTACAGTTCTCGTACCGACCGCCCAGGCGATCACAAGTGTTACCGTAACACCAGAGACCGCTACTCTCGGAGTAGGTCAGACCTTGCAGGCGACCGCAGATGTTGTCACAACAGGATTTGCCTCAAAGGCTGTTATCTGGACATCGTCTGACGCGACCAAAGCAACCGTAGACGCAACGGGTAAGATCACAACACTCGCAACGGGAGAGGTTACTATCACAGCAACATCTGTTGTGGATAGCACAAAGACCGACACTTGCGTAGTGACTATTGCGTAAATTGTTTCACAAGGGGTTAGAATGTTTCACGTGAAACATTCAGCCCCTTTACTATTAAAGGGGGTTTTGAAATGGCACAGGTACAGCCTATCGGTAAGGTTTGGCTCTTAAAAGATATACCGTGGAGTAAGAATTATCAGCACACAGCCTACTTTGCGGATTCTACGAGTCAGCACGAGTGGATTTGTGGCTCTTCACATCTTATCGGTTCGTCAAATCCGAAAGAGGCGCAGAACTATATCAAAGATCCCTTGCAAGGCACTATCAAATTAAGTGGACGCTCATTCACTTATCGGAACTGTAATTATATCTGTTGGCAGAACACCAACATTGAACAGTCTCTTGACGGAACACCGCAGAGAGAGGATAAATACTATTATGCGTTTGTGGACGAAATAAGGTTTACCTCAAACAGCGTTTTCGAGGTTGACTACACCATTGACGTATTACAGACTTTCCTTTTTGGTGGTGGGAACTGTTCACTCAATAAATGCTACATCGAGAGAACACATACACAGACAGACGCTCTCGGGGATCACATTGAACCAGAGACATTTACAAGTGACCGATATGTGTATGACCACATAAACTACTCTACATTTTATAATGCAAATCCGTCTGGATGGTCGGTTCTTATGTATGCGACAAAGGCACGTTCAGAGGGCGACGCTATTAAAAGTATGGGTATGCGTTGCGGTTTGCCACAGGGCATTTACTGTAATGTGTTTCAAGCAGATGAAACCGACAATGCTTATAAAAAGTTTGCTGATTGGATGAATGGTTTATCGGCTGAAAGTTTTGCGGATTGGGTTGATAAAATTGTGGCTGTTGTGGCTGTTCCCTCGGAGTTTGTAACCGCTTCGGCAGGTGGGCTTGTTGATAGTTCAGCGTGGAACGGATCAGAATATGTTGCTACATACACCACAAACATAGACGGCGTTACACCTAAAAATAAAAAGTTGCTCACATATCCGTACAACTGTATGTATCTCACAACGCAGGACGGTTCATCAGAGGATTTACCTTATGAGTTTTTATCCGTAAATAATCAAGGCAACGCCCGGTTCAAATGCGCTCTGGCGGTTCAGCCACAGCCCGAACTCATAGTTGCACCATACGGATATAAAGGTTATCCGCAAGGCAATGTCAATTATGACGCAAAGATAGTTGTAAAAGATTTTCCGATGATTCCGTGGGTGGGCGACGCATACAAACAATACCTCGGTTCACAAGGTATGCAGAACGCTTTTAACATAATCAAGGGTGCTGTCGGCGGTGCGGTAACGGGTGCTTTTACAGGTGGTAACCCCGTGACAGCCCTCGCAGGTGCAGGACTCGGAGCAGTCGGAACAGCGGTTCAGAACGACATATCAGCAGAAAAGGCAAGTATGGGAACAGACAGCCCACACGTTTCGTCTAATAGTACGATGTGGGCGTTAGGACAGAAAACCGTTATGACAGCGCAAAAGTGTATATGCTCGCAGGACGCTAAAAGGATTGACAACTTTTTCACTACATACGGTTATGCGATCCGAACCACAGAGGCTATACATTTTACGAACCCTCGATTTAATCAGCATTATGTCAAAACAGCAAATTGTGACTGTGTCGGGGGCGCACCGTCAAAAGCAATCGCAGAGATCGAACGTGTTTTCAACGCAGGTGTCACAATCTGGAACTCTGGCGATAATGTTGGAAACTATAATAACTTGTGGAGTATATAAAGGAGAATTGCTATGGGCAGGAAACGAAACAAACAGACTGAACAGTATTTCCGCTCGTTACTTGCGAATACGTGGGATTACAGTCAGTATGAGAATATGCTCACGGAAATCGCTCTCTCACGTTTTAAGTGGGATGGGCTACCAGATACTTGTGACGAACGGTATATGGAACGTGCGCTCTTATTTCAAGGCAAGGCTCTATACTTTGAGGATGAGGTTATGGGTGCGCTCACACTCAAAACTACTCTCACGGGTAAGTTTGATGTGTATGGCATACCGACTATAAGGCAGGCTTACGGAGAGAATGGTTACACGGTAAAGAGAACCCCGAAAGATTCTGTTATTATCTGGAACACTCTCGGACACAAGCCGACCTTTAACATCATACAGAACTTTGCAATGCGTCTTTATGACCTTGACAGAACGATTGATGTCAATGCAAGAGCGCAGAAAACACCTATGCTGATCACTTGCGAAGAGAGTGAGAGACTTTCAATGGAAAATCTTTATATGAAATACGACGGAAATCAGCCCGTTATCTATGGAACAAAAGGACTGAACCCGGACGCAATCAAGGTGTTAAAAACAGACGCACCGTATGTGTCAGATAAGATTTATCAGTTGAAAGTCAATATCTGGAATGAGGCTATGTCGGCTCTCGGTGTTGCGAATGTATCGCAGATGAAAAAAGAGAGAATGGTATCATCAGAGATCAACAACCTTATGGGTGGCACTCTGGCACAGAGATACTCTTTCATTGAGGCAAGGCAAAAGTCAGCAGACGAAATCAACAAGATGTTTGGCACAAATATTGATGTTACATTCCGTGACGGAGATATTGATGAGGACGGGGAAGAGGGAGAATTACAGCCCTTGACCTCGGACGATAACGGAAACGGGGGTAGTGAGAATGAGTGATTACACAACACAGTTACGCTTTATATGTGAGGCGTATGCGAACCGTACCGACAAGCCCAGACCACAGTCAGATGTCGATAATACAATCGCACTTGCGAGACCTATGCTTTTCGACTTTGACTATCCTATTTTCGATCCCGATTATAAGGAAACTCTGGAAAACAAGATTATCTCACATTTTTACACCAGAGAGATCGGACTCGAAACTGTTGGGCTTTTCAAGTTACATCTGAAAAATAAAATGCGTGAGATAATGCCGTACTACAATCAGTTGTATGAAAGTGAAAAGATCAAGTTCGATCCGCTCGTGAACATTGACTACAAAAACGATGTCAGCGAACATACAGAGGGTAAAAGCAACGGATCATCAGAAACGTCAGAGGGAACTCGAAACGCAAATGATACGTCAAGTATTCGTAATGTAGCAAGAGACGACACAACAGACTTTTCTGATTCTTCACGGGCTATCACGGGTAACACGGCAAACGACGACAGCACCGTAACGAACTCTGGAATGACAACCGACAACTATAACGACTATAAAGAGACAGACAAGAGAGCAAAGGTTACTACATCGAACCCGATAGTTACCACCACGGTAAAGCACTCGGACACACCGCTCGGGTCGGTTGAAAATGTTGTTGGCGATAACTCAAACTATCTGTCAGATGTTACGCAGACCGTTGTTGGCAAACACGATGTGACAGTCACACAGGGCGACGAAAACAAAAACGACGGAGACACGCACGAAAAGACGGGAAAGATAGAACACATACAGGGCGACGGAGTGAATGACTCAAAGAACCCGAAAACCGTTTCACACAATGAGCAGGCTTCAACATCAGACACAAGTGCAACGGATCAGTCGAAAACGGTACTTGACAGCGATGTCAATGACCTTTATAATGAACATAGTGAGGGAAATGGCTCTCGCAATGTGACAGGTAAAACACAGGACGACACTACGGGATCACGAGACTACTTTGCAAAGTTTAAGGGCAAGAACTCTTCGGAGACGTTCTCTGAAATGCTTAATAAGTTTCGTCAGACTTTCCTTAATATCGACCTTGATGTTATACACGAACTCGACAACCTTTTTATGTTAGTATGGTAAAAGGAGGATTATAAAATGGCAGGACAGAACTTTCCAAAGAACCCCGCTTTTGGCAGACCGCTTGCACCGCTTGTGCTTCCGGCTGTGTATGACGATGTATTGTCGTATGAAGAGTGGCTCTCAAAAGTTATCTACCAGATAAACGAACTCACGGACTATATCAACAACACTATGACGAACCTTGAAAGTATTGTTGATGAGCGTGTGAGGGAAAATCTGGCAGAGGTTTATTCTCGGATCAACTCGGTAAGGTCAGAACTCGAAACACAGATTGAGGCACTCGGGGCGCGTTGTAATGACCTTGACCTCAAAGTTGACCAGACACTTGTTGACGCAATCAAGTACACAGACGACGCTGTTAGTGAGATCAATTCAGACCTTGCGAATATGTCGCAGGCGATCAAGGACGCTCTCGCAGAAGCGGAAGAGTATTGTGACCACAACACAGCAGGCGTTGACGAAAAAGTGAACCGTATCTATACGGAACTCAAACTCGACCTTGATACACAGACCGCTCTTGTGAATGAGAGGATTGACAATATTATCAAGGAATATCCGCAGATTTACGATCCGGCAACGGGGTACTCGGAGAACTTTCAGACGCTTGTTTATAAACTCTTCAATTCTTTACGGTACTTTGGGGCTACGGCTATTAAGTATGACGGAGAGGAATTGACCGCAGAGGAATATGACAATATGCTCTTGAAAGCGATCAAGTATGATACCGACGTTATGAGGGTGCTTTTCGACGACCTCAAAAATATGTTTAATCCCTTTACGGGCAAGCGTGAGAGTATCAAGCAGGTTGTGTCTACTCTCGTTCGTAAGTTGCAATGGAACGCCAAAACCTCGACAGAGTATGACGGATTTGAGGCGACAGCAAGTGAGTTTGACGCTTCGACCTTTGACGCTTATGAGCAGGACACTAATCAGTATATCACAGCAACCGATCCCGACACCAAAAATAAGTCTTACCGAAATTGGCTTTTTGTTGGTAGTGGTAACACGATCACAGTCCCCGAGGAACTCACAACAGATAACTCACAGTTTGCGGTTCTGAACTATGACGGAGATATTACATATATTGATATGGTCGCAGGAACATACGGAGAGATCACTATAACATATAACTCTGGCGTGTTTACTATTACAGGCTCTGACATAAGAGTTTATGTTGTTTCAAGGGTTTTCGATGTATCGGAACTTGACAAGTGACTACTCTTGTAGTATAATGAGAGTATGGATATAAGTGTGGCTTTTCATATTCTAAATCCTTTCCTTTGTGTTTCGCCCTTACTTTGAGGCTGTAAGCGTGTAGGGGTAGGGGCGAATGTTTTGTTAGAAAGTGAGGTTTTCAAATGGATACAAACGCAACGAACTCAACAACAAACTATCATCTTCCGCTTTTTGTTGCAACCGACAAGCCCGCCTGGCTCGTTGATTGGAACAACACTATGAAGGAACTTGATACTATAATCTCTGGCGTGGCAAGTGGTTTGACAAATGCGACCGACGCTCTCACGATTGCGCAGGAGGCTATCACAAACCTTGAAAGTGTTGTCGGAAACGCACAGTCTGGACTCGTGAAAGATGTCGCAGACCTTAAAACCACAGTCGGAGATTCACAGTCTGGACTTGTGAAAACAGTCGCAGATATGCAGGCAGACTTATTACAGCAGAACGGTCTGATCACATCGCTTGATACCAGAGTGACCGCTCTCGAAAACGCTTAAAAGATAGGGGGTACTTAATATGTCAGTTGTAACATCGGCTTCGGCAACAACCAGATATTACGGTTTGCCTATCTTTGAGGCAGACGATAAACCGTCTTATCTTACAGATTGGAACGGTACTATGACAGAGATTGATTCTCTGTTAAAAGCACAGCACGATGATATTGAGGCGAACAAGGGAGATATTCTCGGACTACTCACAAGGCAGAGTCGTCTTGAAAATGCTCTCAATTCTCTTGATGTTATCGCACAGACGCTCTCGAACCACTTGTCTCTCGCAGAGTCAGATATTCAGACTATCAAGAACACTCTCATTCAGATCGACACAGAGGTTAAGAATACCTCTTCGAGAGTGACCGCTCTTACTACAAGAGTAGAAAACTTGGAGTCAAGGGCTAACGGTTTTGATACATCGCTCACAGAACTTGATCGTTCCGTTGATCAGCGTGTGGATGAATTGACCAATAATGTCAATGCGCAGATAGGACAGCAGAACCAGAAAATTGATACCACAACGGGCGATCTCACAACACAAACGTCACAGATTGCAGGCAATGGAATCAATCTGTATAAGGCAGACGCTACATCGCGAATGACCTGTAATATGAACTCGGTAAACCTCGCAAACATTTTTGCAAAAATGGGTAAATGCCCGTCAAGTAATGTTGAGGTAAAGAGAGATTTTGTTAGAAGCAACACACCGTCAACAGATCACACAGCAACGATATATGTTGGTGAGCCTGTCGCAGGCTCTTACAGTTGTCATGCTACTCTTATTGATGTTGCAGGCGGTTTTCAGCAGATTCAGCGTGGTAATATCCTTATGGGCGTTCGCCCGTCAACTATCGGAAACTCTGAAAGCGGTGGTATTCTTCCGGTCACAGAAGAGGTTTCCGCAGACCTTTTCATCCCACGTGGTTTTCAGATAAACTATAATAACGGAAACTTTGAGACACGGGGGCAAGAGTTTGTTGATGTTAAGTTTTATCTCTCGACAAGGGTTGACCTCGGACAACACGACGATAATAAAATACTTATCGGCACTCGAAAGTGTAAGGTTAACGCTACAACGTCTTATATCGGTTGTGTTATTGTGGATGATGATTTGAGAGGCTTTATGAATGGTAGATTCGTTTCTACTAAACAGGGGCTTATCGACTATCATAATGCGGTTCTCTCGGTTGAGATTTCATTCCCTGTTGAACTTACAAGCGGTACGACACCGAACACGGTTACGCTTGAAAGTATGCAATTCGACGCAGATTACACAACATCTATCCCGTATGCTATTGCACAGGGTGTGTAAAGGGGGTTGACTATGAAATACACAGCACACTATCGTCTCCCACTCTTCGAGTCAGCGGATCATCCGTCTTGGCTCGGAGATTGGAATGAGACAATGAATAAAATTGATGAGTGTATATCTGATTTGGAGATCGGAAATATCCCGTCTCTCGCAGGTTTGATTGAGAGAATTGTTGCTCTTGAAAACTCTGTTGAGGCAGACGAACAGATTATTTCAGCAACAACGCAGGCTCTCACTACTCTTGTGAAAAAGTCAAATATCACTTTGGATTTTGACAGCACACATAGTTACACCGTCGGAGAACTCTGTTTCTATGAGGGCGACCTTTACAAGTGTGTTGTTGCTCATACGGGCGATTGGCTCTCGACTGATTTCACAAGAACCACAATCGAACAGCAGATCAATGATGTTGCTTCTGGAATTACACCAGATTTCACATCTATTTATCAGATGTTTGCACCAGAGTTTGACGCTACACAGAGATACAATACGGGTGCTATGGTTATGCACCAGAACGCCCTCTATGTTTGCTCTCGGATGTACGATCCCGATTTCCCCGAAGCAGATTTCAACACTTGCTTTACGGCTACGAATGTGGCAACACAGATTGCGTCTCTTTTCACATCAATCAATGTGTTAAGGGGTAGTCTCGACAACACGAAAAGTCTGATTTGTAACCAGACCTTTTATCCGACGACATACAACAGAGGTGCGGTTGTTGAGTACGGTAATTCTTTGTACTTTTGTGTGCAGAATCACGACGCTTCTTCATACACTTATCTGTATGAAGATCCGTACTTTGTGAATTGTGGTACGATTGGCGCAGGCTTGCTCGCACTCGTGGACTCTATCGCTCCGATTTGTAACCCAAAAGGAACATACGCTGTTGGCGATGTTGTCTCGGTGGTTGAATATCCGGCAAAGGTTCGCTTTTATATGTTCAAGTCACCCTATGACGCTTCTACGGCTCAACTGTATTGGACTTACCATTGTGCTGAAATTACAGAAAATATTATGTCAATGGGTTTGTCAAGCCCAAATAAATTGACAAGTATTCAATTTGGATCACAGTCTTTCACAGACACAAATAATGCTACACTTGTCGTTACACAATCACATTTTTATAAGAAAGCGTACGTTCAAGGTAGTTTTAAGTTACCAAACCTAACGGCAGGATCAGTATATAAAATATCTGTCTCGCTTGTGGCGAATGGAACATCAGAGGATTTGCTTTTTACACGAGACATATTCTTCAAGTATACTGACGTGAACACACCGATCAATTTCACTATTGAGGGTTGTATGAACACATTTTTGCTCAATGGTCAAGAGATCATTATTAAGTTGTCTGACATATATGATTTGACAGGTGGCGGCCCTCAATTCCGAACAGCCAAAAATCACGATATATCAAGGTGGTTTATTTGGTACTAATCCCCACTCCACCCCCACTCTTCCGGGGGTGGTGTTTTTTCTATACCCCCAAACTCGTCAAAGACTTAAAAATACACACATTCCGCACCAGATTCTACACGTCTCTCTGGATCACGGGTTATGTGTGTGACCGGAATATCTCCAAACTCGTCAAAGACTGATTTCTCTCACTTGATATAACCTTACACATCTTGCGGTCAAATCTATCAGCGGAAGCAGGCTGATGATTTTTTCGACCGCTCGGGCGTGTGGCTCTCACGTGTCGGCTCTCGGGTGGCGTGTGGGCGTTGGGGGAAAATTGAAATGGAAAAGTTGAGACGATACC